TCAAAGCCTCGACATCAAATACGAGTTCGATCAACACGAACCACTGAGGAACGTTTTGATTGGTCACGTTGCCGAGGATGAGATGAGGAACTACGCGCAGGCGACTCAGATATCCATCGTCGTGATAGACCAGCAAGACGAGGAACTCGTTATTTCAGACATCATTTCTCCGCCTCGCGATCTGTTATACACTGCAAAATATCTAGATTATCTTTTTGAAGACAAATCTAGTAGTTAGGATCTAACTGACATTGGCGATGACCATTGGGCCAGTTAACCCAGTCGAGCCCCGTGTCTTTGGTACCAGGCGGGCAGCTCCACCCCTTTCCGTCCCACATCCTCGTCGTCGTTGATATGACATCTGATTTAAGCAGACATTGTTGATGGTCGACGTCCGAGTTTTTAGATTTGCCCCAATCAGCACCAGTGTCCTTCGCTGTGGAGTAGCATCTCCAAGCTCCGTTAATATATTTTCTCGTAGCGAACCCTTTGATACATTGCTGATCCCACGTACCCTTGGAATTTGGCACCGTTCCGTAAGGACATCTTCCGTTGACTTTCGGGCCGAGGGAACTCGTGAGGCATTGTTTGTCATCATTTGTACCATAGTCGACAGCACCATCTGGACATATCCACAGACCGGGTTTCACTTGCTGTCTCCAGGTGTACCGAGGGGCTCCTCCCGACACAAACTTTGTCATGGTGTTTACGCTCGCCTTCTTGTCCGACGCGGAAGATTCTTTTACGCGCTTGATCTCATCTGCCCAGTTTATGGAGAACTTCTCCTTCTTTGTTACCATGAAGATGACAAAAATCACGAGCAACAGTGCGACGAGAAGCATCATATTCGTCTTGCTCATCAGCATGATAATATAATATTGTAATATATTATTATGCCGGTGAAGTTGACTAAGTTAAAGAGTGGTGAGAAGAAATTCCAGGCGGTTTTTTTCGACAAGGAAGGAAAAAAATTAAAAACAGTACGCTTCGGTGCCAAAGGGTATGAAAATTTTACGATTCACAAAGATCCAGAGCGCATGAGACGGTATGTAGATCGGCACGAAAAGCGCGAGGATTGGACGCGTGCTGGAAAATATACTCCCGGCTTCTGGTCGAGATGGTTGCTCTGGTCTAAACCTTCATTTACCGACGCATTGAAGCTGACCGAACAGAAACTCGGCGAAAAGATAACGTATTCTAGAGGATAGTCATTTGACCACGGTATGTGAATGTGTATAAATATTTCGTTTTTTATGTTATTAATTTAAAAAATGAATGCAAAACGTGTGAGCTTCAGCGATGTCAATGACATTTTCATGATCCCTGGTATAGAAGGAACCAGGAAATTGATGACTCCTTGGAAGAAAGATTTGACTATATACTCGGACGAAGACTTGGAGGATCAGATACGCAAGAGAAAGGAGAACGCGATACGAGACGCCAAGAAACAGATCGTGGATCTCGAAAAGAAATACAAGGAACTTCATCAGTGTATACAAGAACTCGACGAAGAAGATGACCACTACTACGATGAATATGAGATATTTCACACGATGATGGAAGAAAACTTCTTAGAGCAAAGTGTCCTTACGAGAAAATTGATTGCATTGATCGAGAAAAAATGATGTAAAATTTTTCTAAATAAAAAGTAATCGATTTATAGTTGTATGAGTTTCAATATTCGCGAGTTCGACGTGTCTACAATATCGCCAGGAGCGATCGTCGGAGTGGTGGGAAGGCGTGGAAGCGGAAAATCAATCATCATCAAGGATTTGTTATATTCGAAAAGAGATATTCTGCCGTTTGGTGTCGTGATGAGTGGCACCGAAGCAGGAAATGGATACTTCGGGAAATTCATTCCTGAAATTTTCGTGTACGATGATTTCGATGGTTCTGCACTCGAGAAACTTCTCGAACGTCAGAAAAAGGACGCAAAGAAGGGAAATATGAAACGCGTCTTTGTGGTTCTCGATGATCTTGCGTACGATTCGTCAATCATGAAGAAGCCAGTGTTGCGTTATATTTTCATGAACGGTAGACACTTGAATATTTTTTTGATTTTTTCGAGTCAGTATGTTTCCGATCTTGGACCACCGGCTATTCGTGCGAACATCGACGTTCTTCTGGTGTGTCGCGAAGCCATTCAAGCGAATCGTTGGCGTTTGTATAATATGTTTTTCGGTTGTTTCGAGAACTTCGAAGATTTCAATAAGGTATTAAACGCATGCACGGAGAATTATGGCGTTCTGGTTTTGGATAATACAAAAATTTCAAATAATATAGAGGAATGTGTATATCATTGGAAAGCAAAAGTGCGAGACGACTTCAAGATGGGAGCGAGATGTTTTTGGAGGTTCTCGAAAGACCGTGTGAGAAATGATGATTCAGACGAAGAAGTCTCGAATGGCGTAAAATTGTTAAAGAGCAGGCATAAGTAGATTTGTCATTTTTTTAATTAATTGCGTAAAAATCTGACATATTTTTAATATACATATTTCAATTATGGTATTTGCCGACCAATCCATCGTGGATATGCTGCGTCTGTATTCCATTCTCGTCGGTGGAACGACTCCCGAATGCCAAGCCGCGTTATTCGAAGATCTGAAACGTAACGCAAATTTAATAGAACCTGATAGCATTACTTCCGATTCGATGACGGCATACGAAGCTATTATCGAGGTAGAAAAACTTACGAAGACCGATATCATCGGACCGTATCTGGATGTCGATGGTTACGACGATACTGTAATTGATCTGTCTACTTGGGATCCGCTTAATCCCATAGATGACAGGAACCAGCTGCCAAACGGTAATTGCGTTACTTCATGGAGAGAACTACGCGGCGGTAATATTAGCCCCATTGACTGTAATAATGAGATCAACGATGCCAGTAAACTTCTATTTCCATGATTATTAAACAACTTATTAATAATAGTGTAAAAATATAAATGCCGACGATTGGCGTCGACCCCGGGCAAAAGAACCTTGCGCTCTGCATGACCGATGGTCAACGAATCGTGAAATGGGATGTTATAAATATCATGCCTGATCCCAAAGGTATAGCAGATGGATTTGCCAAAATAAACTTTGCCGATTGGGTCAAAGATTCCACGGACGTGGTGATCGAACGTCAACCGTCTAAAAATCCTCGAGCGGTTCGCATCCAACATTACATAGAGATGTATTGTGCTATCAACGATGGACGAGTGTATTGCATCGATCCAAAACACAAGCTGTCATATGCGTCTTCCACGTCTTTTTGGCCGGAACGCGACATACTCAATTGGTCATACAACGAACGCAAGAAACTCTCCGTAGAGACCGTTGCTAATTTTTTGAAGAATACCGAGCAGGACGAAGAGTTTGTGACTATGTTCGAAAAGTCTAAGAAGAAGGACGACCTTGCAGATGCACTTTTACATTGCCTCGCATTTGACGAAAACATTAAACCAACTCTTTCCGACGTCAGAAAAAGCGCGATCCGTAATATAAAACCGGTGAAACCCTCCGTCGCCAATACAAAGAGCAAGAAGTATACACAGGGCAATCTCAAGTTCCTCGCTAAGGGATGGCTGACTTCTTTTGATATCTTCCAGCTGAATGGTGAAAATACTTCGGGCTTTGCGGAATCGTGCTGTAGGCATTTTAATGATATTTCTAATGCATTTTTACAATTAGGAGGTAAAAATTAAGGTTGCGTCCAATAATATTCGCCCGAGTCACATTCTCCCGTCAGGACATTGTATATTTCGTCCGATTCGATCTTGTTATACGTTTTCTTGATCTCATTAAAATTGTTATACTTAATAATTTCGTATGAAACCTTGCAGATCCGCACAATCTTCTTTGTACTGTCAAACGCAATTCGGTCGAAAGAAACATCTCTATTCGAGCGAACAAGTATCTTCTTACTCTGTGGGAGCATGGTAGTTTTTTCTTTCTTTCTTTGCTTTGCTTGTTTGGCCAAGTTGTTTTTGAAGAGTGCCCACGATTCGTCGTCAAATACTACTTGCGGAGTCGCATTCACGAAGTATTCACACGGGTGTGCTTCGAACGTAGATTGTATTTGTCTCACTACGTTTTCGTCGTGAAAAAATCTCCCGGAATAGAGCATTTCGAACATTGAGGACATATTTGCGTTATATATGGTAATCCCATATCAAGTACAAGTATATAATTATGCACGACGATATGCCATTCTTACATATAAAAAATATTTGTTTTTAGATAAGTATGGATGAGGGAGTGTTAAACATCGCGAACAACGGAAAGATAAATATAATCAAGATTCTTACGTTTCCGGGACCAAAAATACCTAGACCGTCTGAAACTCATAAAAAACAACATACGTTCACTCCACGGTTCGTTCAGGACGGAAACTTGATATACACGTGTAACTTATTCACGATGAATGTTCCGTGCGAGGCAGGATTCGCCACAATAGACATGGCGGAACATCTCAACGGGGGGATCATGAAACTTTCTTACAAAGGTGCCGATTTTGCGGTTCCGTCTCTTTATTCGATAGGTGGCATGAATACTTCTGCGGCCTTCGATGTCCAGAAAAATGAGGTCGCGTGCCAGAGAAGAATATGCGAGTCGGGATGCAGAGACATAGCGATGCCCGACGAGATATCGGACATAGCTGCCGACTCTCGTTCGGTGTTGATCACCACGAAGATGATGTCAGAGTCGGTTCCTGGAGAACCTATGTACGAACACCCGAAGCGATTGATGAATCTTAATACTGATTTTGTATCCGATATCGTTCACACGAAGAAACTTCACATCGTGTCGCCAGGCGTGATGGACTGCTACGTTCGCGTGAATATCCCCGCGTTGTATTCGTGCGGAACCGTCGAGGTGTTATCTTCTACCTTTTGGAATGATATTCTGATCCAATTGATCAGGACAAATGGCGCGTGGGAGGTGATGAAAGACGCTTATAACGCAGTGACTTCCACCGGGTTCGTGATCGCTAAAACTCCAGATGTCGCAATGGGAGTTTCTTTGATGGATTGGCCACGTGGGGCTATATGTTTCCCGCCAGAGATTCGGTACAAGGAATTCGAAAACGTGAACCGATGGGGTATATATCAGCAACTGGGGAGTTCTAAAAATGCCACTATCAAGGTTCCTGGTGGAGAATATAGCTGGAGAATCAGGTTTTTCTTTGGTCCCATATGGCAGGTCCAAAAGTGGATAAACGATATAAAAACACGAAAGCATGGAAACGAACACAAGAAATTATTTGTTGACCAAAAAATGCCCGACAAAAAACGCCATGAATATGCATATCCGATGTAATTACTTAGATCGACTTACGGAGCTCTGCGGCTTTGACGTTCAACCACTTCCGACCATCCACACTCGTCTTCAAGGATTTCTGGAGACCGACAATGTAACGATTGTGCGCCGCCAGAGATGCCGGATGAGCTCCCTTGTTGCGACGTAGCATGGCGCTACGGGTTTTGGAGGCGTCTGCTATTTGTCTCTGGATGCCCTTGATCTTTTTGTCGAAATACGGGATCGCTTCTCTCTTGATGTGATTCAAGTCCGCCTGGGCCTCGGCACGGTTCTTCGCCTGACGACCACCAACTGTAGGAGCCATTATTATGTAATATATTACGCTTATATTTTTTTTTATTTGATGATTTTACTCCGTCCCCAGTAACCCGGATGGCATGTAATTGGTCTCACCAAATGTAAATTTTTCGTCTTGATGATATCGGCCCATAACACACATCTGTCACCCGTTCCTGAGGTATCCAGACTCTGGTATCCGGCTTTCAATAATTGTCTACGAGCCTCGACGAAGTCTAAAATCCACTTTAGCTCATCGGGTTCGCTTTTGTTTTTCATTTTACGAAGAATTGGTGTCAGACTCATAAAATCTGGTCCATGATTTATTGCCGTATCAACTATAAATCCTCTGGTGACAGGCAATGTCAATTTTGCTCCCGGTCGTTTTTCACACGTTCCCGTCTTGCTCGAAAAATCATTCGCAAAAGTCCAATATAAGTTGATGTAAATTTTCCACACGGCACGTTGCCATTCGTCATCGTCTCCCATATACACAATGTCTTTCCCAAGATTTTCGAGCCCGGTTATGTCATCCCCGAACGTCTTTTTCATGGGCCGTATGTATTTACAAAGTTTATGAGCCGGGTTGATTTTCTGGAGCTCCTCTAATATCATTAAAAGATCACCCGTCCCGGAGCATGCGCCAAACAGCGACACCGTCCATCCTCTCAAGTCACCAAGGCATTTGGCAAAATTATAATTGGTCCACCAAGAGGTCGTAGAGTTCTCGGGCAGAGATATCAACGACAGTATGGTGTCTGCTGAACTCTCGTCGTAACCGATCGATTCGAGTCGCGTGACAACCTCCCGCGGTATGTGCGTGTCGCTTGGCGACGACGGAGGTGCGGGTGGTTCGACGACCACGGGGGATGTAGGTGACGAGGTCGTCAGGTTGATGAGCTCGATCGCAAGTGCTTTCTTGAAGTTTGCTCTCCTCCCAGGGCCCAACCCTTCTATGGAACCTAAGTGCGTGTCAACGAGTGTCATCATCTTGGTGACAAAATCTGCCATCAGTTCGTTCTTATTTTCATTCGTTATCCGCATATTACCAATTGATATAATATTTATAAATGATTTTTACATATGAGTGTGCTCGTGGTAACAGCTGCATGCTCCAGGTATAAAACCGCGGGTGGTTTCAAATGGTCTTATGATCAATTATAAATATAATATTGTATTATAATACAAATGAGTAGTAAACAGATGGTGAAGTGGGGGAGGTCGGGCGCTAGGAGTCCTTCTCCATCGCCGAGAAGAAGTCCGTCACCGTCGCCCAGAAGGAGCTCAACCCCCGTTCGGAGCTCAACCCCCGTTCGGAGTTCGACGCCTGTTCGGAGTTCGACG